GCAAGTTTAGAATTAAGTATGTAAAATACGGGCACAGACGAATAATGCAGCGAGCATTGGGGGCCTGGATTGACGGACAGGCGCAACCAATGCCCGATGTTGACCATTGGGCTACTATATTATATGGTGCTGTGTATCGCTACGCAAGACAAGTTCCAGAAGCTAATATAACTATTTTGAGGAAATGGGCTATCTGGCAACGTGTATTTTTATTCAAGCACGCACACCCTCTAGAAAGGGTTCTCACCTTTGATGAGTGGTTGGAAACGACCACTTATAGTGCAATACGGAAAAGTCAATTGCGTTAGGTGTATTATAGGTTGTTCCAAGGAAATGTAGATATGTATCATCTGTCCTTGGCACAACTGTTCCCAAAAGAGTCCTCTCTCGTTAACGCATGTATGAGAGCCACAACTGTAAGAAATTTGGCGTTTAACGATGTCTCAGGCTTTGCAAAAGTTGAGACTTACTTTAATGAGGACTTTGTATATAAAATGGCTCGTGGTATAAATCCTCGTGGGGATGCATTCATGTGCATCTTCGGACCGTTGGTCAAGTCTGTCGAACTGGAAGTATTTCATAATAATCATGATCACCCTAATCACATCAGTAAATATTTCATTAAGGCAATTCCAGTTGCTGAACGAGGCAGTTTTCTAAAGCGGAGACTCGGTATCGCAGGCGCCAAATACGCCAAGTCTGACCACACAAGCTTTGAGGCTCACATGACGCCCAAGGTTTGGAACAGCACTGAGCGAGTTTTGTATGAATATATGTGGTCACGAACCGTACCTAGGCCCCTACGACGTGTATTTTATGCTGTGATGACAGGAATGAACGTCATCCGCTATAAGTGTGGAGTTAGACTGAGTGTCCTTGGACGTAGAATGTCCGGTGACCCGAATACCTCATTGGGAAATGGGTATATCAACTTGGTAGCGGGCTTGTATAATGGAGTCATGAATGGCGCAGATCTAGATGACCTAGACTGCGTTTGTGAAGGTGATGATGGTTGCTTTGTTTGGACAAAGATTGGTCCAACGGCGAATAATTACGCCAGCATGGGATTTGAGGTCAAGTTCGAGACCGTCGAGACCCTTGCTGATGTCGGGTTTTGTCATCTGTATTTTGATGATGATCATCCTGACATTGCGCTTACTGATGTGCGCAAGCAGTTGTTGAGTTTTGGCTGGAC